TAAAGTAGGCTATTCGGTAGACAAATTGTATGATGCCGCAATGTTTGCCTTACAGAATAAAGAGGAAACAGAAAGAAGGGCAAAGAATATGAAATATCACATCCAAACATTTACTCCCGAATACTGGATAAACCAAGTTAATCAAATCCTATGTCAAGAGTATTAATTGTCTTAATGGAATACTACGAGCCTGACTTTGCTCAGACTCTTAAATGTGTACAAGATACCGAACTGCCTTTTGAAGTAGTTAGCAGGGATGGTGTCGGGAATATGTCAAGAGCCTACAATTCAATCCTTTTAGATCCGTTATGGAAGGCAGACTATTTGTGGTTTGTTTCCAATATTACCTTTGCACCTGACACACCATACAAGTTAGCACAAGAAATGGCAAAAGGAGATTGGGCTGCTTTACATCCTACTATGCAAAGTTCTGACCATAGGTTTCAATGGCCGATAATGGGTTTTGATGGGGTAAAAGAAACACCTTTTGTGGAATGGACTGCACCAATGGTTAATGCTGAGTTATTTAGTTCCAATCCCTTAGATGAAATGTTAGCTTATTACTATATGGACCTGGACTGGTGTCATAGGGTAAAAAATCAGGGTCATAAAGTAGGAGTGTATTACGGAACTAAAATTGAACATACTTACCTTAGAAACAAAAAAGAGCATCCAATTAGTCAACTAAGAAAACAACTTAGGAACTATTGGACTCCAATCAGTCAAAAGCACATGCTTACGAAATACGGAAAAGATTGGCAAACTAAACTATGGCCGAAATAAACTTAAAAATGCACAATAACTTAAGTCAGTTTATTGAGCGATAAAAGGCACAAAAACATATAAAATTGAGCGATATTACGGACATTAACATCAAAAAGTGCAATAAATGACACAATTAGAATTACACGGTATTTATCACGAATTAGCCTTTTGGCAACAATTTGTAAAGACAGACAGATTCTTAAATGGTTGGGTTAAGAAAGTAAAAACACCCGAATTAAATCAAGAAGTAGCAGACTTCATCCTAAGTGTTCCACGTGAAACAGTTTTGGATGTAGGGTCAGGGGTTTGCTCATTACTAAATGGGTTAGTAAATGTTACCGCTTGTGACCCATTAGGAGATCTTTATAGGCTTATTTTTGACTACGAAAGGCATAAACTAACTGCACCTTTAGCCATACCAGCAGAGGATTTAAAGTTCTCTAATGAGTTTGATATAGTACATATCTCAAATGCCTTAGATCATTGTCAGAGTCCTTATAATGCCCTTATAAAGCTATTAGATGCTGTCAAGACTGGAGGCTATCTAATTGTGCAAGGATTCTGTAATGAGGCAGAACACGAAAACTGGCAGGGATTCCATCAATGGAATTTGGACCTCACCGATTCAGGAATATTAATGATAAAAGGTAAAGAATCACAATTTGCCACCGTTTGGGAGCCACATATATATAAGAAAATAGACATAGGTAATAAGCAATGGTTTTATTGGATAGTTAAAAAATAAGCAATGGTAATATGCTGTGATATTGATGGAGTCCTTACCGATGGTAAAATATGGGTTAACCATCAGGGGGAAATAATTAAATCCTTTAATAATAAGGATATTGGTGCAGTAAAAGAGTTACTGGCTATGGGTTATCAGGTAGTCTTTGTGACTGCCTCATCGTGGCCAGGATCAGACTTGTATCTTAAAAGGTCAGGCGCAGACTTAATAGTCCTTAGAAACAAAGAGGAAATCCCTTTTCATTATGACATAGCCATAGGAGACTCAGGTTGGGATATACCAATGTTAAATAAGGCAAGATTTGTTTTTTGCCCTTCAGATGCCTCAAAAGAAGTCAAGGAACAAGACGGAATGCACATCCTAAAGTGCAAAGGTGGTCAAGGTGTAATGCTAGAAATGGTACAAATACTAAGCACATTTGACTTATGTGAATAAGTATATTTGTTTATATGGAATAAATTTAGTATATTAGGGGGTGAATTTTAAGGTGTAAAAATAGAAACAAGCCTTCAGTCTTTCGGGATTGGAGGTTTTTTTTTACAATGCCATACAAAAGTAAAAAACAAGCCGCTTTCTTTAATGCTAACAAGAAAAAACTTGAAAAGCAGGGAGTTAACGTAGATGAGTGGAATAGGAAAAGTAAAGGCAAAAAACTACCCAAAAGAGTAAAGAAAAAGAAATAAAGTGTCATCACTAACCACCATAGATTGGGACCTTGTAGCAGAATACCTTATGGCAGGATGCTCTGGAGTCGAAATCGCAGCACAGATAGGAGTTCACGAAAACACTCTGTATCAACGTTGTAAGTCAGACTTAGGAATTGATTTTGTGGCATTTAAGCAGGAAAAGCAAGCTGCTGGAGAATCATTACTAAGGAAGGTACAATTTGACACAGCAGTAAAAGATAAAGACCGAACAATGTTAGTCTGGTTAGGCAAACAAAGGTTAGGTCAAAAAGAAAAGGCAGAGCAAGATATCAAGGTTGATGGTGGCATTAACATTGTATTTAAGCCTGTCAATGAAGGAAGTTGAAATAAAATACACGAAAGTCTTTGAGAAAAACCTTTTAGCTTATCAATCCAAATCACACAGGGTTATTGCTAATCAGGGGTCAACAAGATCAGGGAAAACGTATAGTTTAAGTCAACTTTTAGCTCTTTACATACCGCATAAGGAAAAGGTCACTATTTCTGTGGTCAGTCCTTCCCTGCCTCACTTAAAGCGAGGAGCAAGGAGGGATATCTTACAAATCTTAGAGGATGCAGGTCTGTACTCAGATGAGGCATTTAATAAGACTGACAATGTTTACCACTACCCTAACGGCTCTTATATAGAGTTCTTTGGTGCTGAGGATTCTGGTAAGGTTCGAGGTCCAGGAAGGGATATCCTCTTTATAAACGAGGCAAATCTACTCCCACATTCTATTTACCAGCAGTTAGCACTACGAACCACTAAAACCATATTCTTAGACTTCAACCCTGTTGATGAGGCAAGTTGGGTTTATGATGTGGCAGACAAAGAGGGCAACCTGTTAATCCACTCTACTTACAGAGACAATCCATTCTTACCAAAAGAGCAAGTTAATGAGATAGAGAGTTTAAAGGATGCAGATGAGAATCTTTGGAAAGTATTTGGACTAGGGGAAAGAGGTAAGAGTCAGGAGCTTATTTACACTCATTGGAAAGTAGGTCAGTTTCCTGAGAACACAGAAACGGTTTATGGCTTAGACTTTGGTTATTCTGTACCAACTGCCTTAATTAAGGTAGGGTTTAAAGAGAATCAAACCTTTGCTCACGAAATGTTATATGAGACCAAGCTAACAACTAATGACTTGATTGAAAGATTAAAGACATTAGATATTAAACGGTCAGATGAGATATTTTGTGACAATGCAGAGCCTAAAACGATTGAGGAACTTGTAAGGGCAGGATTCAATGCTAAACCAGCCGAGAAGGATGTCTATGCTGGAATCCAAAAGGTTAAAAGTCAACCCCTAACAATAACACCTGAATCAACCAACCTTATAAAAGAGATAAGGTCCTACAAATGGAAAACGGACAAAGATGGCAAAGTCCATTCAGATGAGAGTCCAGTCAAGATGTGGGATCACGGATGTGATGCAATGCGGTATGCGATATTTACGAAACTAAACAAGCCAAAGTTTCAAGTGCTGGCTTGGTAAATAAATAACTGTGGGTAAATTACAAGATGCGTGGAATGTATTAAGAGGTAAGGCAATGCCATTGATGCCAATAGGTCAGCCTTTTGCCTCTTATACGATGATGGGCGGCACTTATGTAGGAATAGCGGATAATCGTAAAAACTACATAACAGATGGCTACCAAGTTAATGACATAATTTACACCGCTGTTTCTTTAATCACCGATAAGGTAAGACTTCCTGAATGGTCTACTTACAAGATAGTTGATGAGGCTGCTTTTAAGTCTTATCAGGGGTTGATTAAGAAAAAGGATATTTCCACACAAGATTTTAAGAAAGCTGTTGAATATAGAAAGAAAGCCTTAGAGCCTATCTATGTTGACAGACTTACAGACTTATTAAAGTACCCTAACGATTACGAGACATTTCCTGACTTAGTAGCTAACTCTAGTGGTTGGAAGCTAATCACAGGAGGTCGTACCGTTTGGGCGCAAACTTTAGATATGGGTGCAAATGCTGGTAAACCTTATCAGTTGCATAATCTACCCTATCAAGAGATTAGTATCATCGCCAGTACCAATACCTTCCCTATTTTAGAAGAGGCCTATGTAATGACCAACCTTGCTGATGCTTTCTTTCCTAAATGCCAGGTCCTTCACGATAAGTACCAAAACTATGACTGGGATATCAATGGAGCGCATCTTTACGGAATGAGTCCTTTGAAATCCGCTTTGAGACGCTTAAGCCGTTCTAACTCAGCTATCAAGGCGAGTGCGGCAATGCTCGAGAATCAAGGGGTTAAGGGTGTCCTTTATATGGATGACCCTAGAGTTATGAATGCAGGTATTGACCCACTAGACACAAGAAAGCAGGTTGAAGCTGTAAAGAGTAAACTTGTAGGAAAAGGGGAGTGGGTAGGATCAGACAACTGGGGTAAGATTGGAGTATCAGGTTACAAGCTAGGCTGGCAGTCAGTTGGTCTTAGTCCTGTTGACCTTTCAATCATTGAATCTGAGAAATGGGATTTAAAGCGATTTGGAGCGGTTTATGGAGTGCCTAGTCAATTAATGGGAGATTCTGAATCTTCAACATATAACAATGTTAGAGAGGCTGAAAAGGCCCTTACAGCACGTTGTGCAATCCCTCAATTGGTTTCCTTTAGAAATCACTTAAACAGAAAGCTACAAACTTGCTGGGGTTATCAGAATCAGAATGTCTATGTTGACTTTGACCATACAGTCTTTACTGAACTTCAGGAGGATGTAGGTGCTAAGTCAGCGTGGATTAAGGACCTCAGAACGCTAAGTCCAAATGAGCAGAGAATGCATTTAGGATTAGAGAGAATTGATAATCCTCTATTTGATGAACCGTGGATTACTACTCAGGATGGTATGCCATTATCAGAGTATGATGTAAACGAGCCAAATGAGGAAGTAGGCGAGGATATTGAGGACATGGAAGATATGGATGAGGTTGATGATTGAGGATATAATAAAGCAGACTTATCCTGTAACCAAAAAGGAAAAGTGCTGTGCAATGTTAAAAGCAAAAATGGAAGCCAAAAGAGAGGCTTTGAGAAATAGGTTAAATGACCAACAAAGAGAGAACAGATTGGGCAAAGAAATTTCACAGAACAAATGTGAAGTTTGGAAAGCAGTTCTATCCTAAGGTTAAGAGACAACTAGATAAGGTTGTAAGTTCTTTGATAGGTACAATAAAGAGGAGAGGTCCAAGACAGACTCTTGTAGATTTAAGGACTAAGCTATGGTCAGATGACTTAGCCAAACCCATTTCGAATATCTACAAGAAAGTCGGTGTTTATTACGCTAACGAAACCTATAAACAGATTAGGCGAGAGATTGCCCAAAAGGGAATAGGTAGAGATGAGGCTTGGGTAAAGTTTATCCAGGATGAATTGCAAAAGACACTACTACAATATGCAGTAGTTAGGACCTCAGAAACTTTAAGGAATCATTTGATATTAGTCCTTCAGAGTGCCATAGCAAAAGAGTTGACAGTTGATGAGATTGTTAAACTCTTTCAAGATTCAGGATTTACTGCTATGCAAGCTGAGAGAATTATCAGAACAGAGGTTGGCAGGGCTGCAAATACAGGTGTAAAAGCAGCGGCTGAAGGGTTTAACTACGAAATGGTCAAAGAGTGGATTGCTTTTAGAGATTCACGGACCAGAGGATTTAAACCCGAACAACCAAAGGACCACTATCACATGGATGGGCAAGTTGTTGATTTCTATGACAACTTTACTGATCCTAGAAGTGGTGAGCAGATTGAATATCCGTTGGCTCCAGGTGGGTCAGCAGGGATGGTTATCAATTGCAGATGTAGTTATATTGTTGTACCAAAAAGAGATTCAAGAGGCCGCTTAGTGGCCACATAAACTTGGGAGGTGATTTGGAGGCTAAGGCCAATACTGCGGAATAATGAAACAATAACCAGTCCAAACCCTCCCTAAATGAAAACAAGTTATGAAAAGATATTTCGAGCAAAAACTGATTTCTGACTCTGTAAAAGATGTATCAGAAACAACAAGAAAGGTAAAGGTGGCAATTAGCCAAATGGGATCTAAAGACTTTGACAATGATGTCATTGATCACGGAGCCTATAACAAGACTATGGCTGAAAGAGGTCCTAAAGGTGCTAATTTGATTTGGCATCTAACAGACCACAATCCTAGCCTAAAGTCAGCTATTGGCAAGTTCTCTGAGTTGTATGTTGATGGTGACTACTTAGTGGGAATTACTAACGTACCTAATACAACGTGGGGTAATGATGTGCTAGAGTTCTACAAGTCTGGTCATATTAACCAACACTCAGTAGGATTCAGAACAATCAAAGCTGAGGCACAAGAGAAAGGTCAGTCAACTGAATATAACCTAATCAAAGAGATTCTACTTTTTGAAGGTTCAGCTGTTTTATGGGGTGCTAACCCTAACACACCAACTATTGAGGTTGGTAAGTCAATGACTAGTCAAGAAATCCTTGACAACCACGCAAAGTTAAGCAAGGAAATGAGCCTGCTTGTAAAGTCACTAAAAGATGGTCGCTTTACAGATGAGGCTTTTGAATTTATCGAAATCCGCTTAGCACAAATTAATGAAGCAATTAAATCTTTACTATCTACTGAGGTCACTCCTGAAGCAGAGCAACCCGAGCAATCAGTTGCAGAAACTAAGGAGCCGATTATTGATGTAACAGATTTGAAGCATAGTTTAAACAATTTTATAAACAAACTAAATTCCTAAAAATGGAAGAATTAAAAAGCATTGAGGCCTCAGTAAAATCTGCTACTGCTGCCGTTGAATCAATGAAAGCTGCCAATGAGGCTGCTATCGCAGAGGTTAAAGGACAAGTGGATGAGGTAAAAACTGCCCTTGTTACTATGGATGAGGCTGCTAAGAAAAATCAAGCTGCTCTTGACCAAATGATTGCTGAGAAGGCTGCAAAGACTGTAAACAACAAAACTAAGTCTTTCGGTGATGCTTTCTCTGAGTCAATGGCTGAGGCTTTTGAAGCTAAGCAAGCTGAAATCAAAGAGTTTCAGAAAAACAAAAATGCAAAGTTGACTATCGACCTAAAGGCAGTGGGAACAATGACTTTGGGTAACAACTTGTCTGGTGATGGTCAGGCAACTTACAACACTCGTCAGGGATTAGTGCCTGCGCAGAAAATCAATATGCGTGACCTTATCCCAACTGCTGTAAGTCCAACTGGTCTTTATGTAACTTACCGTGAGACTGGTACAGAAGGTTCTATCGGAATCCAGACTGAAGGAAATGCAAAATCTCAAATCGACTACGATCTAACTGAAGTTAAGGTTGTATCTGATTACATCGCAGGTTTCGCTCGTTTCTCTAAGCAAATGATGTTCCAACTTCCTTTCTTACAGAACACTTTACAACGTATGTTGCTTCGTGATTTCTACAAGAAGGAGAACAGTACTTTCTTCTCTGCTGTATCTAGTGCTGCAACTGGTTCTACTACTACCTCTGCTTCTGTTGATGCTGAGCAGTTAGTTGACTGGATTGCAAACCAATTGGATGCAAACTTTGAAGCATCTTTCGCTTTGGTATCTTATGCTCAATGGGCTGACTTACTTAAGACTAAGCCTACTGACTACTCTGTACCTGGTGGATTTGTAATCGATGCAAATGGTAACGTGCGTATCGCAGGAGTACCTGTAATCGGTGCTAGCTGGGTTACTAACGACAAAGCGTTAATCATCGATGCTAACTACCTAGAGCGTGTTGAGACTGAAGGATTGCGTGTTGAGTTTAGCTACGAAGATAGCGACAACTTCCAGCGTAACTTGGTGACTGCTCGTGTTGAGTGTTTTGAGGACATCAACATTATGAGAACGGATGCAATCATCTACGGATCATTCTAATTAGTGCTGTGGTTTGATGTGGTGATAGGGGTCGGGTTTCGGCCCGCCCCTTTTTTTAAATAATGTCTATGTTATACAATTTACTAATCGATTGGGAGGACCAGACAAATGAGTCTGGAATCACAGAGCCTTTAACTGTTAATGAGGTAAAAAATTACCTTAGACTAGAG